AAAGAAAGGAAAAAATATGGAAATTATTTTAGCTTTTGGTTTGGGTATTGTGTTAGTTAGCACTATTGTGTTAGTTTATGTAGTACTAAAGTCAAATAAAAAAGTCAATGAATTGAGTCATTTAGAACGTGAAATACAAGATATTTATCGTTCTAGAGATGAAGAAAACGGAAATATCTTCCGTGAGTTAGATAAAATTAATGGCAAAATTGATTCTCGTGTTGATAAATTATATGATAATATATCTCGAGAATTAGAAGAGACTAACCGCAAGGTTGAATTTTTAAGAAAGTCTCTAGGAAAGGATTACTTTTAATCCATTAAGTTAAACCCGTCATTGAACCCTTTTTTTTTTGCTCGGTTCATCTATCGGTTAGGATGCCAGGTTTTCATCCTGGAAAGAGGGGTTCGATTCCCCTACCGAGTACAAAAAAATCGTTCCTCATAGGGTAAAGATGAAAGGTACAATCATCGTAGGTTAAGCGATATCCTACATTTGGACCTTTAGCTCAGTTGGTTAGAGCGCCGCACTCATAATGCGAGGGTCACAGGTTCAAATCCTGTAGGGTCCACAAATTTTTTTTTTATATATATTATTTTTTAGATTTTTTTTATATGTATTATTGAACATAGTTTTTTTAATTGTTTTTTAAGGGTTGTTTTTTGACAAAACTAAAAAATGATGAAATTACCTATATCCTTTGAACAATTTGCAAAAGACCCTTGGAAAGCGGTCCAATTTTTATTACTTGTTGTTGTTGGCTATCTTTGGTTAGATAATAAAATGAATTATCAAGGTCAAATTGAAAAACACACTCAAAAAGTAGAATCATTAGAAATTAAAGTTGATAAATGTCTTTTTCAACTTAAAAAATCAGACAGTGCTTTAGCTGCTGCTACCACTAAACTTGAAGTACTATCTACTTTAGGAAAAATTCCAAAATAAAATTATGAAAAAAACATTTGATAAAATAGTATTATTTTTGTCTAGTATTGCTATATTTGATATGGTGTCAATAGCAACTGCTCAAAAACCAAAAGATATAGATGAATTAGATATGCTTATTGCTAAAAGTAAAAATAGTATGTCTAAAGCCGGAAATGTAGTTCAACAAGCTGCTAAAGCTCAAGAAAAAGTATTGGGAGAAGTTGTATCTCATATTGAAGAAGTTGAAAACGCCGCTGAGGAAGCCACACAAAAAATTGAAATATTTTCAGCTAGAATGATTGAAGCTGGTATTGATACTAGTGAAAATATAGTTAAGGAAGAAAAAGTAGAATATATAACTGAAATAAAAGATGCTTATAAAAAGTATGTTGATGAGGGTGGTGATTACGATATAGAACTTTTTATATTATATGTGTACAATAAAAAAATAAATTAAATATATGAAAAATTTCTTTAAACAATTATTTGATGATAATAATTCTATTAATGAAAAAGCATTAGTAGGTTTTATAGCTTTCTTTATGCTTTGTATTGCTCTTATTGTAGACCTAGTAACAGGCTATATGGGTACAGCTTTAGTAATTAATGAATTTATCTTTGATGGATTTATGGTAATCATTTTAGGTTCATTTGGTATTGCCTCTGTGGATAAATTTTTGAATAAAAAAGATAAACACGAAGAAGATAAAGATATAGAAGGATAATGAAGTCTACGTTACTAGTATTATTATTATCATTAACCACAACATTTGCTTTTGTTTGTAGTTATTTTGGAGGATTAGCTATAGATAATAGTGAGCAGTATTTAGCTATAGTGGCTGTTGCTTTTATGGATGGATTTTTTGGTATAGTTGCTGGTACTAAAAAAGAAGGATTTAAAACTTATAAAGCTTTAAAAGTATTAAAAACAACATTTACTTGGTTAGTTATATTAACTGTAGTACTAATGGTTGAAATAGGATTTCCAGGTACATCCTGGCTCTCAGAGACTATTATAATGCCGTTTATAATATTTCAAATAGTTAGTGCTTTAAAAAATGCTTCAAATGCTGGTTTTATTAAACATTCTGTATTAAATAAAATTTTAGAAAAAATCGATAAACATAAAGATAATTAACTATGTTATTAAAAAAAGGTGATAAAAATGAACAGGTAAGACAACTCCAAGTAAAATTAGGAGTTGATCCTGTTGGTACATTTGGTCCTAAGACTGAAGAAGCTGTTAAAAAGTATCAAGCCGCTAATGGATTAATAGCAGATGGTATAGTAGGGGAAGCCACTTGGAATAAAATTATGGGTTCGGTTCCTGCCTCACCTTCCATAGTAGCTCCTCTTAGCCCATTTAAACTAGACAAACTAAAAGGACACATTCCAGATTCTGTATTAGCTCAGATTCCAGATACTGCTGCTAAATTTGGTATCACTAATCCTTTAAGACTTGCTCACTTCCTGGCACAGTGTGGTCATGAATCTGGAGGGTTTAAAGCGGTTACTGAGAATTTAAATTATGGGGCTAAAGGTTTATTAGGTACTTTCCCTAAATATTTTAATGCTACTACAGCTGCCCAATATGAACGTAAACCTGAAATGATTGCTTCTAAAGTATATGGAGGTAGAATGGGTAATGGTCCTGAAGTTACTAAAGAGGGATATAAGTTTAGAGGTCGTGGTTATATTCAATTAACAGGAAAAGATAACTATACGGCTTTTGATAAATTTGTAGATGATGATATTTTAGAAAATCCTGATTTAGTAGCAACTAAATATCCTTTAATGTCAGCTGCTTGGTTTTTTAATAAAAATGGACTTTGGGCTGTGTGTGATAAAGGAGCAGATGATGCTACTGTAACTTTAGTAACAAAACGTGTAAATGGAGGTACTATTGGTTTAGCTGATCGTATTAAACATTTTAAAGAATATTATGCGTTATTGAAATAATTTATTGATTTTCGACGCGATCTGCGAATATTATAAGATCGTTTAATATAGACATTATATAAAACTATATAACGATAATATGTATTAATGTGAATATCGATAAAATATTTAACTTGTTTAATGGAGATGAACCCGAGTCACTAAGGGAGAAAGCTCAACAAGTAGATACTTTATTAGATTATAAAAACCATCCTTTATTCTGGGTTGGGATGTTTAAGAAATTAATCCAAAATCATCAAGTATTTAATGACCAATTACTTAAATTTTTTGATAAGTTAGATGAGAATTTGAGTACAACAGATGTTGATAAAGCAGGTGAATTTATAGTGTTTACTAGAGCATGGGATTATATCCAAAAAGTAGATCCAGATAATTTGGTTTGTCAAGAGGCCTTATATAGATTCGCAGATATACACCTTAAAATTGCGTTGGAATTATCAATAAATTATTTCCAAGAGGTAGAAGAATATGAAAAGTGTGCGCATCTCAAAAAGAATTTAGAATTTGTAAAACTTCTCTTAATTTAAGCTTGGAGTATCTTTTTTCTAATATTATATTCCAATCACGGGAAAAGGAACAAAAAGAATAAAATATGAAAAATAGAGAAATAATAATGAGACGGTTGGAAAGAGCAGAGGGGGAAGTTGAGAAAATTAATTTTTTCTTGAATCGTGGTGGTTCAAGAGAACAAGTAGAAGAAGTGTTAATTACACTTCGTGAAGCTATTGATGATGCTAAAGCATTTATACAACAAGAACCTTTAGGTCCCGGAGAAATTAATAGATAATTATTTATGAACTTAACAGCAGAACAAATCCAACAAAATTGGATGAGAATGATGGGCTTTATTGAGGATCACATTTCTGAACCTCGTAAAACTAAATTAATTGAATTTTATGAAAAATATAGTGAGCGTTTAATGTTGATGCCTGCTGCTCACAAAAAAGAATACCATAATGCTTTTCCTGGAGGTTATGTAGAACATGTTAATCGAGTTATTACTTGTGCTCTTCACCTTAATGATTTATGGGTTTCAATGGGTTGTGATGCTACTACTTATACAAAAGAAGAATTAGTATTTTCGGCTTTAAACCATGATTTAGGTAAAATGGGTGATGAGGAAAATGAATCATACATTCCCCAGACTGATAATTGGAGACGTGAAAAACTAGGTGAAGATTATATGTTTAATACTAAAGTTCCATTTGCCTCTGTTCCCGATCGTGGTTTATTCTTACTTCAATCTCATGGCATCCAGTATACATTTAATGAAATGATTACTATTCAAACACATGATGGTTTATATGATGAGGCAAATAAGAAATATCTAATGACTTATATGCCCGAACAAAAACCTCGTACATCATTACCTTTTATTGTACACCAAGCAGATTTAATGGCCGCTAGGATTGAGTTTGAAAGAGAATGGTTACCTAAATTACAGGGTAGCGTGGAGGCCAAAAAGAAACCATTTACATTGGGTAATAATAAATCAGCTCCAGCTACTTCTGCGGCCAAATCTAAAGCATTGGGTAGTGTGAAGAGTGAAGGGCTTAAAAACCTATTAGACAACTTATGATATTAA